TTGAAAAAGTTGGGGGGGGGGGGATTTAACAATTAACCTATTCATCAACAATTAAATTCATTCGTTATGAACGAAATGCAGAAAATAAATGGCGGTGCAATGGTAGTTGCACAACCTCAAAACCAAGTCGGGTTCAACTTCTTTGACCCGGAACAATTCAACACAATGCAACGTGTGTGCAAGTTGTTCGCAAATTCGGAACTTGTGCCGGATATGTACAAAGTGAAGTACGAACAAATCCCGGTCGGAGCTGATGAAAACACCATCAACGCAATCAAGTTCAAGAACCAAATCGCCGAACACAAGGCGGTTGCCAACTGTATGATTGCAATTGAGATTGCAACCCGAATCGGGGCTTCACCTTTGATGGTTATGCAGAATATGACACCTATTTACGGCAAGCCGTCGTGGTCGTCAAAGTTCCTTATCGCAACCGTGAACACTTGCGGACGTTTTGAGCCATTGCAATTCAAGTTCACCGACAAGGGAATGTGTGGAATGGTTGATTATACCGATTACGTGTGGGATAGTGCTTCACGCACCAAGAAGCCCGTTACAAAGCAATTTGACGGCAAAAAGGTGATGAACATTGAGTGTGTGGCATACACCACCAAGAAAGGTTCAACCGATGTTTTGGAAAGTTCCCCGGTATCAATCGAATTGGCAATTCAAGAGGGTTGGTACACCAAGAACGGTTCAAAGTGGCAGACGATGACAAAGCAAATGTTGATGTATCGTGCCGCATCATTTTGGACAAGTGCTTATGCGCCCGAACTTTCAATGGGTATGCGTACCGTCGAGGAGCAACAGGACATTTATGTGGACTATCAAGACGTAACGGCAACCGAGGTTGAAACCGAAAAGAAAGAGAACGCCAACAAGGTTGCTATCGGTGCAGACCTTGCCGACGGTAAGGACACCACCGCGAAAACCGTTGTGGACACCGAAACGGGCGAAATCAAAGAGAGTGCAACCGAAACACCAACCGATGAACCGAAAGCGGCACAAAAGCCGAATCCGGGATTCTAAACAAGTAAATCCGAAAGGTTATGGAATTGAAAATTTTGGGTTCAAGTTCAAAGGGCAATTGTTACTTGCTTGACAATGGGAAAGAATGTTTGATGATTGAATGTGGCGTTGCGTTCAAGGACGTGCAAAAGGCGGTGAATTTCGATATTTCGCGCATTTGTGGTGTCATAATATCACACGAACACGGCGACCACGCCAAACACGTCAAAAAGTGCCTTGAATCACGCATTCCCGTGTATGCTTCACAAGGAACACTTGATGCACTTGGCATTTCCCCGACCCGTAATGTGCCGAACTTGGTTTGCCGAATGGGTGAATTGACAATTCAGCAGATAGGCAAATTCAGGGTTCAGCCATTTGCAACCCAACACGATGCCGCCGAACCTTTCGGGTTTCTTATCTATCACCCTGAATGTGGAATGGTCTTGTTTGCGACCGATACATATTACTTGCATTACACCTTTGATGGCTTGCACAACATCTTGATTGAATGCAATTATCGCCAAGACATATTGGATTCCAATGTTGAATCGGGCAAGATACACCCGGCAATGAGGACAAGAACAATGAAAAGCCATTGCAGCTTTGACACTTGCCGGGAAACATTGCTTGCCAACGACTTGTCGAAAGTGAACAACATTGTGTTGATTCATCTTTCGGACGGAAACGCCAATGCAAACGAGTTCAAGCAAGGAATCATTGAAGCCACAGGCAAGACCGTTCACGTTGCAGAAAATGGAATGACAATCAAGAATTTTAATGTATCACCATTCTAAAAGTATGTATCGAATTTTATTATCAACAAGGGGAAAGGCTTATGCTTATAATCTTGGCGACAATTGTACCAACGACCCCGAAGATTTCACCGAACAAGTGAGTGGATTTGTGGAGCAAGGCGATGTGATTGTTCTTGTATCTGATTTAGAAGATGCACAAGAAAAGTTGCCGGAATATGATATTGAAGAAGTGTTCAACGATTAAAAATTTATTAAAATGAAAAAGTTTGTATTGATTCAAAATGGAAAAGAAGAACCCGTTGGAAAGTATGCGACCAAGGCGGAAGCCGCCGACGTGATGGAACAAATCATTGACGACAACAACGATGATTTGGATTCGGACGATGAAAATTATTTGACCGCCTTTGATTTCCGCCTTGAAGAAGTCGAGGTTGAAGAAATCAACGAAATTGTGTTGTCGTTTGATGATGCCCGTGCATACCTGAATGGTAAGCCGAACAACGACTTCACCGTGTCGAAAAAGGTTTTGTCCGGCAATTGCGTTCAGCTTGCAGACGTTGCGCGTTTGGTTCAGGACGTGAACCCAAATCACATCAAAGCACTTGTTGCCCTGAACGAGTTATTCACCATTGCAGAGGCTTGGAACAAGGCGGACAACTTTGTTCCTGATTTCAGCGATGCAAGCCAAACCAAGTATTTCCCTTGGTTTGTATATGACAAAGGGGCTGCGGGGTTCGTGTCTGCGTATCCGCATGCGGCGACGAATACGTCTGCGTCTGTCGGTTCTCGGCTTTGCTTCAAAACACGAAATCGAGCAATCCAATTCGGAAAACAGTTCGTGGGCTTGTACAACCAAGTTTTCTTGCTCAATAAGTAAAATGTATCACTATAAAACATAATCGAGTTATGGAAAGAGAACTTGGACAGGAATACAAGAATCTTGCGCAACGTGAAGCATTCTTGAAAGACAATTGCGATGCTTGCGAACAAAAAGGCTATATGAAGCCATACACCCCGGAAGAATTGCAAGGACACAAAGAGAAACTTGCCAATGTTTCGATTGAGATTGCCGAAATCGAAGCCGAAAAGAAACAAGTTGAAGCCGACTTCAAGGGACGTTTGAAACCCTTGAAAGAATCAAGGGCAATAATGGTTTCCAACATCAAGTCAAAAGCGGAATACGTGAACGAAGTGTGTTACCGCTTCACCGACCAAGAAACCAAGGAAACCGGGTATTACAACAAAGAGGGCATTTTGGTTGAGTGCCGCCCGGCAACGGCTGATGAACTACAACCAAACATCTTTTCGATGGTGAGAAAGACAGGAACAAATGATTAACTTTTAATTTTTGAAGAATATGCAGAACGAAAAAATGCAAATCAATCTTGCACCCGGAATGACAACCGCCGAAGTAATCTTGCGTGAGGGTGCAGCCGTGAAACAGCTTGAACCGAAAGCACCCGTAAAAACCGACCTGAAAGGCGTTATCGGTTGCGTGGTTGAGTACCTAACAAAGCGAATCAATGTTGGTCAGTTCGCCCAAAAGGATTGCCACATTCTTATCGACCGCGACAACGTGGAAATCACCTTGATAACCAACGAAGCGGACGAATACACACGTGGAAAGGTTGTCGGCAAATTGAGTTACAACCCGAAGTTCGTTGAGTTTGGAATCAACCGAAACAAAGTGTGGACACCAACCAAACTTGGCTTGTTTATCAAGATGAACCGTGCATTCTTTGCAGACCGCCAAACCAATATGGCGTTGGTTTCAACCCTGATGAACTTTACCGCCACCGTGAACAACAAGATTGAACGTGCAGTTGCCGAAAATGGCAATCGTACCGACAATTTCGCCCAAGTGGTCAATTCCAACTTGCCGGATTCGTTCACCATTCAAATGCCGATATTCAAGGGAATGCCCGCCGAAACAATCGAGGTCGAAACCTTTGCACAGGTGAACGGACGTGAAGTTGCATTTGTGCTTCTTTCACCGGGCGCACAAGCAACACTTGAAGATTTACGCGACAAGGTGATTGATGATGAAATTGCAAAAATCAAAGAGATTGCACCCGAAATCGCAATCATTGAAATTTAGTGTACAACGCCCCCGACTTGCCCTTTGGTGGGTCGGTGGGCTTAATTCTCGCAACAATGAAAGATACATTTTATTTTCAACACGATTATAACGCAAGGAACGACCCAAAGATTATCAAGTTGATGCGCGTTCACGGTCTTGCGGGTGTTGGTGCGTATTGGTGCATTGTTGAATACTTGTACCAAAATGGCGGTAAGCTGAAATTGGAAGAATGCGAAAGTATTGCATTTGCATTGCATACGGATTGCAATTGCATTACAAGTGTTGTGCAAGACTTCGACTTGTTCCAAAATGATGGTGTGTGTTTTTGGTCGGAAAGCATCAATAAACGTGTAATTCGCCGTCAAGAGATAGCCGAAAGCCGTAAAAAAGCCGCCGAAGCACGTTGGAAAAATGCAAGTGCAATGCAAATGCAATGCAACGAAATTGACTTAAATAATAAAGATATAAATGATATATCTTGTCTTAAAAGACAAGAGAGTGAAACCGATGTTTCACCCAAGGTCGATTTTGAACGAATCATAAATTTATATCATTCAATTTGTCAATCATACCCGCGTATTATCAAGTTGTCGAAAGCCCGAAAACAAAAGGTTGAAATCCGCTTTATGGACGAAATGAAAGGTGATTGGGCGATGCTTGAAACCGTATTCAGGAAAATGGAAGAATCAAAGTTCTTGCGTGGCGACAATCCGCGTGGTTGGAAAGCGACTTTCGATTGGCTTTTCACCAATGACAAGAATTGGTGCAAGGTTGCAGAGGGCAACTATGACAACCGCGTTGAGAGTGGGAAAAAGACAGTACCAACCGCAAAACCGAATGAAGAATGGCAATAGACATCAAAAAGGCTTTGGATATGGTCAAGGAACGTGGGTTGTTCCAAGGCATTTCCCGGTTCAAGTACAATGGTGAGGGTTACGACCTGAACGAATCGTTGCAGCTTGTCGAAGCCATCGGAAAACAACGAAACCCAAGATTCGTGATTGATGATGAAAACCGCTTCACGTATGAAAATATTGTCAAATGGTTGCATTGCGACCCGACAATGAAAGCGATTCACCCAACCACAAAACAAGAAGTTCCGGGGGATATGTACCGGGGAATATATATCGCCGGAAATACGGGTTCGGGCAAGTCTTGGTGCTTGGAAGTGATGTTGGCTTATGCTGATTTGTTCCACTTCAAAATCAAGTATGGCGGTGATGATGCGCGTATATGGTGGCGAATCGCAAGGGCTGATGAAATCGTGGCAAGGTTCGTTGAAACAACTTCGATTGACGAATACAAGAAAGCAAAACTTCTTTGCATTCAGGATTTCGGGGCGGAACAATTGGAAGCCGTCGCAATGGGCAACCGAATGAATGTCTTGCGAACCTTGCTTGAATACAGGGGCGACCGTTCCGATTGCCTTACAATGATAACATCGAACTATTCGTTGAAGAATCCAACCTTGACGGAAAGTTACGGTGAACGTGTAACAAGCCGATTGATGGAAATGTGCAATTACTTTGAAATCAAGGGCAAGGATAGACGAAAACTTTAATTAAAGCAATAAAATGTCGTGATTATTAACAATTTAACTTTATACTATTATGGCAAGCGACATAATGATACAACAAAACGTGGTCTATAAGACCGAAAAGGGAACGCCCGTAACGGATTCCTTGAAAGTTGCGGAAGTGTTCGGAAAACAGCATAAGAACATTATGCAATCCATTCGTAACATCTTGGGGTCGGCTGAAAATTCAGCCCACCACCGTTGGTTCTATGAATCAACATATTGCGATATACAAGGGAAAGAACGCCCGATGTTCATAATGAACCGCGATGGGTTTTCGTTGCTTGCAATGGGCTTGACCGGGGCAAAGGCAATGCAATTCAAGGTAGGATTCATTGAACAATTCAATGCAATGGAACGGGTGGTTCGTCAGGTGATGCAACCAACCACCCCGGCAATACCTCAAACATTCGCGGAAGCCTTGCGCCTTGCAGCTTCACAGGCTGAACAAATCGAGCAACAACAAAAGAAGATTCAAGCCGATGCACCCCGTGTTCTATTCTCGCAAGCGGTTGAAACGTCCGAAAAGTCGGTGTTGATTGGCGAACTTGCCAAGATTATATGCCAAAATGGTGTGGACACGGGCGAAAAACGCCTTTTCGCTTGGTTGCGTGAAAACGGTTACTTGTGCCAATTCGGTGAAAGATACAACCAACCGACCCAAAAAGCAATGCAAATGGGGTTATTTGAGATTAAGAAAACATCAATACAGTTGCCAAATGGCGAAACCATCATTTCCAACACCACCAAGGTAACAGGAAAAGGGCAAGTGTATTTCGTGAATAAATTTCTTCATAACAATCAAAAGAGTTTACCAAAATGAAAATCTATGTATCGGGAAAAATAAGTGGGTTGCCTTATGCCGATGTGCAAGAACGGTTCGATGATGCCGAAGCATTATTGACCGAACTTGGCTTTGAGGTGGTGAACCCCTTAAAAAATGGTCTTGACAAAGACGTGGAGTGGGAAAAGCATTTGTGTAAGGACATCGAAATGCTGTTGGGTTGCGATGCAATCTATATGATGGACAATTGGGTTGATTCAACCGGGGCTTCAATCGAATATGACGTTGCAATGAGGACAGGAAAGGACGTGTGGTTTGAATCCAACGTGGTAAGAAACAACCTTGTCGTGATGAAGATTCAAAACGCAATTCACGAAGCAATGGGATTGAAGTTTAATGATTATATCACCAAGTCCCGGAAACGTGATGGATTCTTTGCAAGAATGATTTTCGTGTACCATTGCAGACAAAACAAAATGCGTCTTATCAAGATTGCGGAGTATGTGAAACGCGACCATTCGACAATGCTTCATCTTTTGAAGAAGTATCAAGATGATTTCAATTACAATCCGCAGTTCCGAGAAATAGCAACAAAAGTGAACAATATATTAAATAAAACAAGCGAATAATGCACAAATTTGATTACCGTTGGACGTTGAAAGAAGCCAACTTCACAAAAGACAAAGGAACGGTCTTTTCGTGCTTTTCTTGTGGGGGGGGGTCGTCAATGGGCTATAAATTAGCGGGTTACGATGTAATCGGCTGCAATGAGATAGACCACCGAATGATGTACACCTATTGTCAAAACAACAACCCCAAGTTCCCATTCCTTGAACCAATACAGACTTTCAAGGAAAGAACGGATTTGCCACCCGAATTGTTTAACCTTGACATCTTGGACGGTTCACCCCCTTGTTCCACCTTTTCAATGGCGGGAAGTCGTGAAGATGCTTGGGGAAAGATGAAACATTTTCGTGAGGGTCAGGCGGAACAAGTCTTGGACACATTATTTTTCGACTTCATCGACCTTGCAAAGAAGCTGCAACCAAAAGTTGTTGTTGCGGAAAACGTGAAAGGTTTGTTGCTTGGTGAAGCGAAAGACTATGTAAGGCGAATTTATGAGGGGTTCGATGATGCCGGGTATTATTGCCAACATTGGTTGCTTGATGCTCAAAATATGGGTGTACCACAAAGGCGTGAACGTGTTTTCTTTGTGTGTTTGCGGAAAGACCTTGCCGAACCGTTCTTGGAACGTGTGTCATTGTTTGAAGAAGCACCAAGAATGAAGATGGAGTTTAACGAAAAGCCAATCTTGTTTGGTGAGGTTGCCGACTTTTCAGGACGTGAAGCAAATTCAAAGGTGATTCGCACATTGTGGGAAAATAGAAAATACGGCGATACAAACCAAGGTGATGCAAACGAAAGATTGTATGGCAAAGGGTCAAATTTCAATCAAGCATACGTTTACACCGACAAGATTTGCCCAACATTGGCAAGTAAAGAAACGTGCTTGATTCACTTTGACCAACCAAGATTTCTTGGACAAAGCGAAGTTTGTTGCATTTCATCATTCCCGCAAGATTACAACTTTGGTGGTCAATCACCGCATTACGTTTGCGGAATGTCAGTTCCACCCGTTATGATGGCGCAAGTGGCGAATCAAATTTGGGAACAATGGTTATCAAAAATTTAGAAATAAATGTATCACTATAAAACAAAAGAACAATGAAATTAGTATTTTTCGACCTTGAAACAACAGGAGTGAACCCCGGCAAGAATGGCATTCATCAAATATCCGGGCAAATAGTGATTGACGGCGTTGTGAAAGAATCATTCGATTTTCACGTTCAGCCGAACCCCAAGGCAATAATCGAAGATGAAGCCTTGAAAGTGGCGGGCGTTACCCGTGAACAAGTGATGGCATACCCACCAATGCGTGAGGTGTACAACCAATTTGTCGGAATGCTTGCCAAGTACGTGAACAAGTACGACAAGAAAGACAAGTTCTTTTTGGTCGGTTACAACAATGCAGCTTTCGACAACCAATTTTTGCGTGGATTCTTCTTGCAGAATGGCGACAATTACTTTGGTTCGTGGTTTTGGTCGAACACCCTTGACGTGATGGTTCTTGCAACGGCATTCCTTGCGACCCGTCGCCCTGATATGGAAAACTTCAAGTTGTCCACCGTTGCAAAGACCCTTGGAATCGAGGTGAAAGATGATTCCTTGCACAATGCGATGTATGATATTGACTTGACGAAAGCAATTTTTGATATTGTAACCAATGGCAAGGGGTAAAACGACAACCAAGCCGTGCTTTTCCAATGGTACGGAGTTTATGGCGTGGCAAGACCGAAATTGTTGCCGTTGTGTCAAGGCGGTTTGGTTCAATGAAAAGAAAAACGATTTCCCGGCTTACCGATGTGCGGTGCAAGGGCAAATTGAGGGGCAAGCCGCAGGACTGTATGAGGTCAGCGAAAGAACCTATAATGCAACCCAACAAAATGATTGCCCATATATCAAGACGGAAAGAACGAAGCCAAGAAAGAAAAGCGATGGTTCACCGTCCTTGTTTTGAGAAAAACCGGGTATTTGTAGAACATAAATTTTTCAAGAAATGAACTTTAATGATTTAGCGAACAAAGCACATACCAACGCCGTGAATCACGGATTTTGGAAAGGTAGGTTGAGCAACGAACATTGTTTGATGCTTGTAATCACCGAGGTTGGCGAACTTGTCGAAGCAGACCGAAAGAAGCGACACGCCAAGATTGACCGATTTGTTGAAGATGGCAAAGAGTACCCCGAATTTATCGGTCGTTTTGAAGATTGGATAAAAGACACGGTGGAAGATGAATTTGCAGACATTGCCATTCGTCTTTTCGACCTTGCCGGGGCTTTGGGTGTTGATTTCGACAAGATGAACCCTTGCCGTTATCACCGAGCCTTTGACAAGTTCAACTTTGCCGAAAATGCGTTTGCCTTGTGCAAAGGGCTTGCCCGTGATGTGATAGGAATTGAAAAACGCATTCAATTTGGTGTTGAATATGTCAAGAAGTGGGCGGAATCACTCAACATTGACTTGGGTTGGCATATCGACAACAAAATGAAGTACAACGAAACCCGCCCGATTCTTCACGGAAAGGGTTATTAAACAAGCAAATGCAATGCACTTGCATAACAAATGTAATGCAATGAAACGTGTAAAAATCACCGAGGACAATTTTGTGTGGCACGTCTTGACGGAAGCGGAAGCAAAGCGGGCGTTGGGGCAAGTCGAGGTTTACGCACTTTATGACGATGATTCGGAAGCATTGGTGCAAAGCGAACAAGAAATTGAAGCCGTCATTCGCCGGGGTGCTTATGTCGGTATTGAAGTAGGATTTATTGACGATTCACAAAATTAAAGAATTATGTTACAGTTAGAAGTAATTGGAAATCTTGGCAATGATGCCGAAATTAAAGAGTTTGGCGGCAAGAAGTATGTTTCAATGAATGTCGCACATTCGGAAAAACGAAAAGATGGTGGCGAAACCACCGTTTGGGTGTCGGTTTTTTGGTATGGTGAGGGTGGCTCACTTATGCCGTATCTTAAAAAGGGAACAAAGGTGTTCTTGCGTGGTCGCCTTGTTGCGAAAGCATACGTGGACAAGAACAACCAACCGCAATGTTCCGTGAATGTGTACGCCAACGAAGTAACCTTGTGCGGTGCAAAGACCGAGAACAACGCCAATGCACAGGCACAGCCGACCAATGTTGCACCGACAGCCGCCCCAACACCGGGTGAAGATGATTTGCCATTTTAATTCGTGATGCCTTATGGATTACCGAGTGAGAAAAGAAACCGTTGTTGATTCAATGGAAGTGGTGATGGACGAACAAGCACAAGTGCAATACGTGCCAACATCATTCAAAGACCAATACGCGGTTAAGGTGAAAGGATTTTTGAGGTGGCACACCATCAAGACGTTTTCAAAGATTCGTTCCGCCGCCAAGTTCTTACGTTCATTAAAGCAAAAATTGACCGATGAAGTATGACAACATCATTGCCATTGACCCGGACAAGGAAAAATCGGGCGTGGCGTTCCTGAAACCGTCCACAAGGCAACTTGAAGTTACAAACTTGACCTTTCCGATGTTGCTTGACTATCTGCAACACGCCAAAAAGGTTCAGGGCGAAACGATGGAATCCTTGATTGTGGTTGTGGAAGCCGGGTGGATTGTAAAAAAGTCCAATTTCCACGAAGCACAAGGACACAGGGCGGAAAAAATCGCAAAGGACGTTGGGGCAAACCACGAAACCGGGCGAAAAATCATTGAAATGTGCAAGCATTATGGAATCGAGGTCGTGCAGCACCCGCCATTGGTGAAGTGTTGGAAAGGCAAAGACCGAAAGATTACCCACGAAGAATTGGTGTCATTTACCGGGTTGATGGGACGAACAAACCAAGATGCCCGCGATGCCGCTTTGCTTGCTTGGACATTTGCGAACCTACCTATAAGGGTGAAAGTTTGATAAGTTTTTCTTAACTTTTTTTGAAAAGGGGTGTTTCATAGTGATACGCCCCTTAACTTTGCGATGAAATCGCAAAATCGACAAAAAGTTATGAAACCAATTGATTTTTCGCAGTCCACAAAGGTATTGCAAAGACCGTCTAATTTTTTAATGTTATGGCAGAAATTGAAGTAAGATTCAAAGTGTGGGTTGGAGATTTCCCCGAAACACGTTTGACAAAAAACAACATTATTCGCAAAATTGAAAGATTGCGCGATGAAATCCTTGATGATTTCGATGAAACAATACACGACATAGAAGTGTATGAAGATGGCGAACAACAGGAATTAACCTTTCCAAACTCAATATAAGATGGCAAAGATTATTGAACGAAGTATTGATTCGTTGATTCCTGATGACAAGAATTTCAACAAGGGAACGGAGTATGGCGACCACCTTATGGACGAATCCTTGCGAAAATTCGGTCTTGGGCGTTCAATTTTGCTTGATAAGAACGACCGTATCATTGCGGGCAACAAGACCACCGAAAAAGCCGCCGAACTTGGCTTTGAAAACGTCCTAATTGTGGAAACGGACGGCAACACACTTGTTGCGGTGAAACGAAAAGATATTGACTTGGATTCAGCCAAGGGGCGTGAACTTGCACTTGCAGACAATGCCACAAGCAAAGAAAACCTTTGCTTTGATACGGACTTGATTATGCAAGCAGCCGAAAAATACAACTTTGAACCCGAAGATTGGGGCGTTGCAATGCCTGAACCCGAAGATGAACAACCCGAAGATGGTAAAAAGGTGATTGACACACGATTGATTGTTGAATGTGGCGATGTTGCCAAATTATCATTGTTATTCAGCGAGTTACAAGACAGGGGCTTCAAGTGCGAGTTGAAAGAATAAGTAATAATTGTAACAAAATCAACCTAAAAAAGAGTTTTGACAATGGCAAAGTTCAGTAAAAAAACGGTGGAAAAGATTGTTGGGCTTATCAAGTCCGACACATACACCATTGCCGAAATTTGCCGCCAAGTGGGAATAACACCGAAAACATACCATCAATGGGTGAACGATTACCCCGACTTTGCCGATGCTATCGAGCAAGCCAAGGACGAAAGAATGCAAGCGATGGTGATTGAAGCGAAAAAATCCTTGATGAAAAAGATTCAGGGTTACGATGTAACGGAAACCAAGGTTATAACCGTTCCCGGCACGAAAAAGGACGAAAAGGGCAACCCGAAACCCATTATCAAGGAGCAAACGACCACCAAGAAACACATTCAGCCCGACACGGCGGCAATTATATTCACATTGACAAATGGCGACCCGGAACATTGGCGAAATAGACAATCCACCGAGGTAACAGGCAAGGACGGCAAAGACCTATTCGCCAACAAGACCGATGAAGAATTGGACAAGGAAATTGAAGAATTGAAGCGCAAATTGGGGTGATGCAGAAAAGGGCGGACAAAATAAAGTATTACAAGGCATTGAAAGAACGGCTTGTTCGTGAAAGTCGTTCCGATTTGTTGCGTTTCACCCTTTCCACAATGCCGACATTTCGCCCGGCAGACTTTCACCGCCGATATTACCACGTATTGACCGACTTTGCAGACGGCAAGATTCGCAAACTTATGGTCTTTATGCCCCCACAGCACGGAAAAAGTGAGGGTTCGACACGGCGTTTGCCCGCTTTTCTATTGGGCAAAAAACCCGACAAGAAATTGGCGATTGTGTCGTATAACGCACCCAAGGCACGAAAGTTCAACCGAGAAATCCAACGTATCATTGACAGCCCGGAATATCACGACATATTCCCCGACACGGCTTTGAATGCTTCAAATGTTACAACGGTGGCGGGTTCGTGGTTGCGAAATGCCGATGAATGCGAAATTGTGGGTTATCGTGGCGGATTCAAGACGGTTGGTGTTGGTGGTGCATTGACGGGTGAACCCGTCGATATTTTGATTATGGACGACATTTACAAGGACGCAAAAACGGCTTGGTCGCCCATTGTCCGCGAAAGTGTTTCCGATTGGTACGATACAGTTGCAGAAACCCGACTTCACAACGATTCGCAACAATTGATTGTGTTCACCCGATGGCACGAAGATGATTTGGCGGGTACATTGTTACGCCAACAAGGTATTTACGACCCCGAAACGAACCCCGATGGTTGGGTGGTTGTCATATACAAGGCAATCAAAGAGGGCAAACCGACCGAATACGACCCACGCCAAGAGGGTGAAGCCCTTTGGAGTGAACGCCACAACCTGAACAAGTTGCAGTCGATACGCAAGCGAAATCCGCAAGTGTTCGATTCCTTGTATCAACAAGACCCACAACCACGTGCCGGATTGATGTACGAAAGTGGCTTTGTGGAATACCTGATTCGTCCGGCGACAAAGTACGTCAAGCGCAAATGTTATGTCGATACAGCCGACACGGGCGCGGACTATTTGTGTGCAATCATATATGACGAAACCGATGTGGGCAACTACATTGTTGATGTGCTTTACACCACACGCCCGGTTGAGTACACCGAACCCGCACTTGCAAAGATGCTTACCAAACACCAAGTGGCGGAATGTGTCGTGGAAGCGAACAACGGCGGTCGCCTATTCAAAAACAACGTGGAAAAGCAATGTCGGTTGATAGGTAACGCCAAGACCAAGTTTTCAGCATTCCACCAAACCGAGAACAAGGACACACGCATTTACCAACATTCGGCAATGGTGCAGAACCTCACGTTTATGCCCCAAGGGTGGAAAAACCTATTCCCCGAATTTGCCAAGGCGATATGCGGTTACTTGAAAGCCGGACAAAACGAACACGATGATGCCCCGGACGCATTGACAGGAACAATTGAAAAACGTGCCAACCGCAAGAAATCGGACGTGGCAAGTCTTTTTGGATATTAAAGTGTATCACTATAAAACAAGAATTATGACAATTGAAGAAATTTTCAGCAAAGCGACGGCAAATGATGTGATTTCGGAATTGAAGTCTTGCCGATTTATTCCACAACCCGATGTGGAGAGTGCAAAAAAGGCATTGAACCCCAAGTTGCACGATGTAAACGACCCTATTTTGCGCCCTGATAAAAGGGTGAAAGTTGATGCCGATAATGATGCGGATTCGGCACAAAAGGTTATCACGACCGATGGTGAAGCGGTGAATTTCCGAACCGAAAAGGTTGCAAGGGTTTCACTTGCCATTCAAAAGTTGATAATCAAACGTGCCGTGTCATTTTGTTTCGGCAACGCCCCGGAATACAGCGCAACACCGAGCAATGACAACGAAATTGCCATTGTGAACGCATTGCACCGTATCTTGGGCGATGTGAAAAGCAATTCTTTGAACCGCAAGATTGCCCGTGCGATATTCGGATTCAAGGAATGTGCAGAGTATTGGTACACGGTGGACAAGACACATTCCAAGTATGGGTTCAATTCAAAGCACAAGTTGCGTTGTGCAATCTTTTCGCCTGAATTTGGCGATACACTTTACCCGTACTTTGACGAAACGGGCGATATGGTGGCGTTTTCACGTTCATTCAGCCGCAAGGACGTGGGCGAAAATTCGATTGATTACTTTGAAACATTCACCGACAAGGAACATTGGTTGTGGGTGAACGGTGCGAATGGTTACGAAGCCGCCCCCGGTTATCCCAAGAAAATTGCCATTGGCAAAATCCCGGTTGTGTATGGACACCAACCATATTTTGAAACCGAGGACGTGGACAAGCTGATTGACCGCTTGGAACACTTGCTTTCCAACTTTGGCGACACCAACGATTACCACGCAAGCCCGAAAATCTTTGTTACGGGTCAAATCAATGGTTGGTCGAAAAAGGGTGAATCGGGTTCAGTAATCGAGGGTGAAGATGGTGCGACAATGCAATATGTGTCTTGGCAGTCAGCCCCCGAAGCGGTGAAACTTGAAATTGAAACCCTTTTGAAAATGATTTATACCATTTCGCAGACCCCGGACATTTCGTTTGATGCGGTCAAGGGACTTGGGGCGATAAGTGGCGTTGCCTTGAAGTTGTTGTTTATGGACGCGCATTTGAAAGTTCAGGACAAAAGGGAAATTTTCGATGAATACCTACAACGCCGCGTGAATGTCATATTGGCATACATCGGCAAGATGAACACAGCTTTGGAAAAGGATTGCGAAACCATCGTGATTGAACCCGAACTTGTGCCATATATGCTTACCAACGAACTTGACGAACTGAATTATTGGCTTACCGCCAACGGCAACAAACCCGTAATTTCGCAAGAAGAATCGGTGGAACGTGCGGGCATTTCAAAGGACGTGCAAGGTACGATGGCGAAAATCAAGGAGCAGCACGCAAGCGAAAATTCGTTCATCATTGGCGAACCTCAAATTGATGGCGATGCGTAAGGTCTTGTTTGCAATCCTGATGGTGCTTTGTCTTGCAAGCTGCAAGGAAAGCCCGGTAAGTGGGTATGTTGTCGGGAAAGCATTTGTCCCGGCACATACCACCACCCAATACAATGTTGTGTTGAAGATGCCACAAACAAGACGTGTTCCCGACCAATGGATTGTGTGGGTGGCTGATTCGTGCGGTGTCCGCCGTTGCCACGTTGATAAACCCACGTTTGACCGAATGAAACACGGTCAGTTCGTAACCTCAAAGGGAACTTATTATGGCAAAGAAGAAGATTAAAGAAGAAGTCAAGTTCCGATGCCGTGATTGCGCCAATTCATACGATTGGCACGACAAGGCACACGACGGGCATTTGATATTGTGCCGTTGCAATCTTGATGCAAAGACCGATTTTGGCAGATGGTGCAAGTTCTTGTCCGACCCCGCGTGTGAACACTTCAAGATAAGACCGAAAGAAAGTTGATTGTATGGCAAAGAAAAGGCAGAAAACAACGCGGTTTTCGATTCAATCATACGATGCCGCACATTACAGGCAAACGGAGCAATACACGCAAGCCGTTGAAGCCTTATTTGACCGTGCCACCGCCGAGATAACAAGGGCGGCGGCAAAAGGCACATACGACCCCGAAAAGCCCTTTTCTTTCGATGATTACCCCGGTGTTAAGTCGGTGATGCAAGATGTAACCAAGCAACTTGCAAGCCGAATGATAACAGTTGTTGAAACCGGGTCGAAGAAACAATGGTTGTTCGCTTGCGACAAGAACGATGGCTTCATTGAATCCATAATGGACACGTCCAAGGTAAGCAAGGCACGTTTGCGAAAGATGCAAGACCGCAACTTGGAAGCATTGCAGACGTTCCAACAACGCAAGGTCGAGGGAATGAACCTTTCACAAAGGGTTTGGAAGTACGTTGGACAATACAAAGACCAATTGGAATCCGCCCTTGATGTGGGATTGGGTGAGGGACGAAGTGCCGACCAACTTTCACGCGATGTCCGGGAAAACCTCAAAGAACCGAACCGATTGTTCCGCCGTGTGCGTGATAAGCGCGGAAACCTTGTGTTGTCCAAAGCTGCAAGGGCGTTCCACCCCGGACAAGGTGTTTATCGTTCATCGTACAAGAACGCGATGCGATTGACACGTTCCGAAATCAATATGGCATACAGGGAAAGCGACTTTTTACGTTGGCAATCCCTTGATTTCGTTGTGGGCTTTGAGATACACCGAAGCAACCACGAACCATTGTGCAAATGCGACCTTTGCGAAAGGTTGGTTGGTCGTTACCCAAAGACGTTCAAGTTCAAAGGGTGGCACCCGCAATGTATGTGTTACGCAACACCTATTTTGATGGACGAAGAAACCTTTGATGAAAACGAGTTGGGCGACCTCAAAGCGGCATTGCGCGGAACACAATACAAGCCATTGCAAGCAAAGAATGTTGTTACCGATGTGCCGGACGAGTTCAAAAAATGGGTGAAAGACCATATCGAAGCGCAAAAGAATTGGGGTTCGACCCCCTATTTCATCAAAGACAACTTCAAAGATGGCAAGTTGTCCGAGGGATTGAAGATTGATTTGCCGAAACCGACCGCCCAAGTCGATGTTCTTGCCCCTTACAGGGCGCAAATCGAGCAAGCAAGACAACAGGCGACCAAGTGGGGCTTGTCCGTGCAACTTACGATGTTGGACAAGTATGTTGCCGACAAGGATATTGCAAGCATACAAAGCCGAATCGCCACCATTCAATCCAAAGCGGCACAAATGGAACAAGCCGATGCGGATATTCGCCGCAAGTGTTACGAATGGGGGGTGTCCACATACATTCTTGACGAAGCAATGCGCAACCCTGATTCAAAGAATATCTTGGCGAAAATGTCGGAGTTGGAAGATAGGTGCATAAATGCCGAAAGAGAACACAAGGCGTTCATTTCCGATGCTAACGATGCAGTCAAAGAAGCAAGGAAATTGGGAATTGATGTTTCGGATATGCTCAATTGGATTTCCATTGTTTCGGATAAACGAGAATGGACAATGAGCAAGACAAGGGCAAACGAGGTATTGGAAAGTTTGAAAAGTGCGATTGGTTCTTTGAAAACGAAAGGCAATGACCCAATGGACGAATGGACAAAGCGCACCCAATCCGCCGGAATAATCAACAAAAGCGCAAATGATGTCGATATTGAAAAGAGTTTCGGAATACAAAAGGGTGTTGATATGACCTTTGATGAAGCAAATGAGTTGCGAGGAAACCCGAATTTTGAACCTCAATACATACCCGACCCCAACGGCGTATATATACGCCGAAGCGATGGGCAAAGGTTGAGTAAAAATCCGAAATACAAAAAGAAATTTACGGTTAATTGTCAATCTTGTGTTGTTGCTCACGAATTACGCCGCCGAGGTTTTGACGTGCAAGCACAGGGAAACACAAAAGGTTCAACCCCTGAAATTCTTTCGTATCATACCGAACTTGCTTGGTTGGACGCAAACGGAAATGCCCCAACATCAAGGGTTGCAAGGTCGCAATCGTGGGATTTGAAAGAGGAATTGGCGCAATTCTATGATTTGACAAAAGATGTCGGACGTTATCACATTAAATGGAGTTGGGACAGGTCAAGAAGTGGTCATATTATTACGTGTGAACGCCTTTCCGATGGCACATTACGCATTTACGACCCGCAGAACGGCGAATTTATCACCGACTTTGAAGCATACGCCAAAGGATTCAAAAGGTCGCGTGGCATTGAGGTTTTAAGGGTTGATAATTTGCGGTTCAATGTACTTTATTCGGGCGCATTGAAAGGCAATAAGGCAAGAAAAAAGGGGAAATGATTATTCCCCTTTTTCTTTTGAATCTTCGATGAAGTCTTGCCATTCCCATTCATCTGCAATGCGGGTGGTGTTCCCGTCGTGCAAAATCAAAATGGGCTTGCCTATAAACGCCACCTTGTCCGGGTCGTCAAAGGTCGGATTAAAAACCTTGTACCCGTTCCATTCGCATTCAAATTCCGCACCATCGAAACCGTATGATTTCGCAAGGTCAATAATTGTTTGATTTGGCTTCATATCGTTTATTGTTTTGAGGGTTTGCGATTCGTTTTCTTTCGGTGGATAGTTCCCCGGTAAATGATGCACTTGTCGTTGCGATATGGCTTTGAATCCGTTATTCCATACGCCCATAACCGAGATTTCGACACGCCCAAGTCAAGGGGTGTGAACTTGTCGAATATCGCGGCGATAGAACCGAAATAATGGTGGTTGTCGTCGCCAAAGCAAACGTGATATATGGTTGTTCCGTTCATTTAGGTTTCTTTTTTATATAATCAAACCATTTCTTACGTTGGTTGTCCAAGTCGGGACAAATACAAGATTCAAAATACTGCAAAGCGCGTCCATTTATGTGAGTTGGCACGATTCCATACATTCCATAATTCAAAATCGCCCAAAACATCATATTTTGGTCGTCAAATGGCAATCCATCAATATAATGCACCCATTGTTCCTTTATAATAACATTGGGCATTCCGCCTTTTAAGATTTCGCTTTGTGTCATTTTTATTATTGTTGCAACATTATTTCTTTTCATTGAAATATCACCGTTTTTCTCCAAGTCGCGCAAAAAACTTTCGACTTTACCACGCGACCATTGCCAACGCATTGCAAGCATTCTTGAACTTGTTGCAATTTCCCCCGACTTTGATACAACCTTGTTGCCACGTTTATACAAAAAACGTCCCCGGTGTTGTGAGAGAATTACAAGGTCGTTAAATGCTTGGTGTCTTGAAAATGGTTCGGAAAAATATAAAGGATTGGAATCCATATTACTTCAAATTAAAATCAAACCATTCTTTGGGCGAATTAAACGCCGCTTTTTTCACTTGGCGATAAAACGCCTTGTTCAGCTTGCGAAGTCTTGCCAAACATTCGTGGGGATTCCAACGGAAGTCCGGCATTACTTCATTGTTCGCGGCGTAAATACCGCCTTGTTTTGGCTCAAAATGAGCAAAGGCAACCAAGTGTCCATCTTTGATGAAAACAACGTCCTTGACGGCTTTATTTTGATTGTGGCGGTATGTTAAGGACGTGCAACCGCTGTAATACTCAACAATCTTGCGGTGTTGTTCCATTGCTTCTTGCATCTTGCTTGCCTTGTTCTTGCGGAAATCCCACATATTCTTGGCGACCTGATGCCGGAGTTCCGCCACGTTTATAGGTTCTTTCCCGGTTGCTACGTCATACGGCAAAGTGCCATTGGCAAACATTCTTACAGCACGAACAAAGTTTTCCTTGTCCACCACCTTGTCGTGAAGTTCTTTCACGAAATCCACCGTCAAGCCATACTTGCTTGCGAGTGCTTCAAAATTCATCTTTTCCATTGCAAAAGTAATTATTTTATTTAATATAATTATTGAAACAAGTTTAATTGATGCCCACGTTTCTTGATGGTCTTTGCATATATGGGGCATTTTTCACTATATGCACATTGCCCGCCTTTTGCTTCATCGAATCGTTGTCGCCAAAGTTGGGCGTATTTTTCCGTTCCCATTTCGGCTTCTTCATTCAGGAATGAAACCAACTTCATACAAAAGAACCCACGTTCAACGGTCTTTTCCCCGGCAAGTTCGACAAGTCCATTTCCTTTTGGCTTCATATTCTTTCGTGTTTATACCTGATACATATTCCGGGGTGTTCTTCCGGGTCGCCCGTTTCGGTTATCTTTGCACGTCCACTTGCCAACAACTCAATCATTTTGTCGTGATTGCCATTGGTATTTATGAAGATGTCGCGCGACATATAGAACATAAAGTTGTCCATTATGGCTTTCAACTTCACTTTGATGGTTGCACATTCTTGTTCGGTTGCATTTGCAAACCCTGAAATAAGGTTTGCCAATACATCGTGCCTTTCGGACATTTCCATTTTGTCCAATTCGGCAATAAAATCATTGATTTCGTTTGCATTCATATCACATACAAGTTTTAAGTTCGTGTTGCTTGAACCTGAATCCCGAAACAATGGTTATTGCATCGGTGATGTTGAATGATGCCGACATTCGACAAGGGCAACCGTGGTCGCCCACCGGGTCGAGGTATTCAAACGATGCACCCGAACCATCTTTGTGAAATTCCACAGCCGACACACGACCATTTGCGAGGGCTTCACGTACCCTTTCGATTCTTCTTTGCTTATCCATAGTTACGAAAGTTTATTGGTAGCAAACGCCACCCGATTGAAAATTGTACTTCTTGCGAAATTCCGCTTGTTGTGGTGAAAAGCGGAAATAAGAAATGGCATTTTGCACCATTGACACCACTTCACGTCCGGCAACAACACGAAAACGGTTATACACCTTTTCCACGTCTGCATTCAGGACAACGCCATTGTTGGCAATGATGATGCCCTTGATTTCGTTTCGGATTTCCTTTGTAAGATTCTTCATTGTTGCGAAAGATTGTGGGTGGGTGTTGCCCCACCCGGTTAAACATTACCCACGAATGAATTTGACGGTTTCATTTTGCGTGGTTTGATTTTGGAACACCCAACCAAGGTCGTATGCACGCCCATCGTCCTTGCGATGGTATCGAAACCACTTGTCATATATGCCGTTTTTGCAATCGTTCATTCCTTGGTCATAATCGTGTCGGGCTTGCTTGATTTCAGCTTTTGCCCGGTCGGTGATTTCTTGTTGCAGTTGTTCAAATGATTGTGCCATTATTGCGAAAGGTATTGTGGGGGCAATCGCCCCCGGTGATTAAATAATTTCGTTTATTGTGCGTTGGATTCTTGCTTCAAGTTGTTTCATTTCTTCATCAATCGAACCAAGGTTATATCCACAATCTTTGTTGGCATCTTTGGAATCCGTAACGCATTGGAAGAAACGCGACATAAAGTTTTTGAGTTCGTGCAGCTTGGTTTGCATCTTGACCAATTCAAAAATCGTTGTGCAATACTTCTTTGCGGACACTTCTTTGCAGAAATAGAATGAAGATGCAGAGATTCCCCAATTAAACACGGTTGTTGATTCAATAGACACTTGGAAACCGATTGTTTCAAAGTTGTCGTTCTTAACGATAATTGCTTTCATTGTTGCGAAAATTTAAGTTCAAATTCTTGTTTGTTGCATCGTGTGTTATAGTAACACACTGCAAAGATAGGTGTTTTATTTAATATAACAACTATTTTTCAAGAAAAAATGCAATTGCAATGCAAAAATGTTGATAAGTCAAGCACAAGTTCGGGTCTATTTATGCGTGTATCACTATAAAACACAATAATTTTGTGGTTGATTTGTTGAACAATTAAATTTATCGGAAAATGAAAGAAACAATTTTGGCATTACTGATTGCAAAGTTTTCAGGCGTGCGAAAAGACGGATTGGCAGCATTGGCACGTTCACTTGCGTTACAGTGCGCAACCGAAGATGATGCGAAAGCCCTTGTGGACAAAATCACCGATGCGCAAGTGAATGAGTTTGTCAAGGACTATCGCGCCGATGTGGACAAGGAAGTGTCCAACAGTAACAAGGCATTTGAAGCAAACTTGAAAAAGAAGTTCGATTTCGTGGAAAAGAAAGTTGAACCCGGCAACAAGACTGAACCCGACCCGAACAACATTTCCGAGATTGTGAAAGCGGCGGTTGCCGAAGCGGTGAAGCCATTTCAGGAAAAATTGTCAAGTTACGAGCAAGGCGACCTTGCAAAATCAAGGCTTCAAACATTGAACGAGAAGTTGGCAGAGTGCAAAGACGAAACTTTCAAGGCACAAACCCTTAAAGATTTCGCACGTATGAAGTTCGACACGGACGATGATTTCAACGAATACTTGAACGAAAAGGTTGCGGACATTGCCACCGCAAATCAAACAATGGCAGATGCCGCGTTGAGCAATTCCGGCGGCACGCCTTTATTCTCACAAAAAGAGGATAGCGGCGTTTCCAAAGGCGTTGCCGAGTTCGTGGCAAGCCAAAAGCCTGATAACAATTCGTTTTCGGGCAAGGAACTTTAAGTAAAACCCTAAATTTTCAAAACAATGTCATTGACAATTAAGAGAAAAAAGGACAATCGCGTTGTGAAGTGCATTCTTCATCGCGTTGCGGACATTCCCGGTGGCGTAACCGTATCGGTTGCGAACTTGGGTGGTTCGGCATTGTTTGAGGGAACGCCCCTTGCCAAGGGTTCAAACGGTCTTTATGTGGTTTGTAAGACCGCACAGGTAATCACCGAAGCGACTGCAACCGCAACAACTTATGAGGTGGCAAAAGGACACCACTTCAAGGTTGGCGACCGTTTCGCAACCGCAGCTTGTAACGGTCAGACCATTACAGCCATCGACAAGACCGATGCCGCAAAGGACGTTATCACCGTCGGAACAACACTTGGTGCAGTGGTTGCCGCCGGAACTTGTGCATTTGAATCAAGTGGTGCTAACAAGACATTGAAGAACACCCCGGTTGCAATCGCGGGTTCAAATTACGATGTCGAGAGTGGCGACAACTTGTTTGTTGATGCTTGGGTTATCGGTGTGGTGAATGCTGCAACAGCTCCCGCCGTGAGTGATGCCCACAAACAGGCATTAAAGACAATCGCTTATGTGTAACCCCAAAAAAGAGTAAACCAATATGCAGAAAACATTGATGGTTGGGTTGAATGAAAAGGATATGGAAGCCGTAATTCGCACTTACGACCTCAAAGATTACTATTATCCAACCCTTTTCCCACTCAAAGAAACAAATTTCTTGACGTGGAAAATGCTTGAAGCGCAATCGGGCTTGAAGATTGCCGCCGACCTTGTGTCAAGGGGTACGACAATTCCTAAAAAGACCCGTGAAGCGATTTCACGCATTCAGGGCGATATACCAAAAATCACCATCGCCCGTGAGAAAAACGAAGATGAATTGACCGAATACGACATAATGGTGGCAATGTCGAGCAACAACCCCGACTTGAAAGCCCTTGTGGAGTTTTGGGCGGAAGATACCAAGTTTTGTTGGGACGGTGTGGCAGCACGTGCGGAGTGGATTGCCTTACGTCAAATTTCGCTTGGAAAGGTCAAGTTCACCAATTCCAACAACGCGGCGGTCGTTACCGAATACGATGTTGATTACCTGATTCCATCGGAGCAGAAAATCGGCGTTGCCACTTCATACGCAAGTGGTACAGGCGCAAAGCCTTTATCGGTTGATATTCCGAAAGCCCTGAAATTGGGTAAGAAACTTTATGGCGCATCGTACAAGTTCGCATTTATGAACGTGGACACTTTCGAGAAGTTCGCTTCACAGGAGGAAGTTTGGAAGAAGTGTTCTTCATACGTGCAGAACGTGGCGGGTGTTCAGGACGCACCCGACCTTGCGACCGTGAACGCATATCTTGCCAAGAAGAAAGAGTTGTATCGTGGCTTGCAGATTATTGTAATCGACCAAGAGATTACAATCGAACTTGCCGATGGTTCACGTACCACCTCAAATCCTTTTGAGGACGATGTAATTCTTTTCAGCGAAAGCAAGGTTCTTGGAAACACCTATTGGAAGAAGCCTATTGATGCAAAGAAGATGCCCGGAAGTGTTGCCGAAAAGGTTATGCACGGACATACTTTGGTCAAGAAGTATTCCAACGAATCGCCCGTTCAGGAAGTTACCGAGGGAATTGCAAACCTTTTCCCGGCTTGGAATCTTGCGGGTCGAAGTGTGTTGATGCAGACCAACGCGACTTCTTGGAACAAGAACTAACATTTGACCGACGGGGCGTTGTGATTTCGGTTATACGCCCCAACGGTCTTTTTGCAAGACAATGAGTTATGACAAACAAAGAGTATTTAACCAAATCATTAAACGGGCTTAACGTAAGCGAAGATGATATTGATATTATCTTGGTGAAAGGTGGGCTTGTCGCCGATGATACGGTGGACACAAGGGCTTGTGATGTATCGGTGTACAATCGAATGTCGGTTGTCCTGAAAGGTATGTTGCAAAACGTGTCCGAGGGCGGATATTCCATTTCGTGGAATATGGAAGCCGTCAAAATGTATTATTCCGCACTTTGCAATGAATTGGGCAAAGAAAATGTGTTGGTCGCACGTCCGAAAGTTCGCAACCGTTCAAACATTTGGTGATTATGGCATTCGTGAAACAATATCCACATTACCTTTTCATCGAGGAATCCACCGAATCCGTGCAAGACGCGGACGGCAATTGGACGGAATGCGACAAGTCGCGCAAGTTCATTTCAATGTGCCGTGAGGAATCGGACGGCAAGGGTACGGAATACCAAGTTGCCGGGGGTGAATACCACAAAGCAACATCGGTCATTCAGTTGCCAAAGACTTGCCCAAAGGTTTCCAAAGGCACGAAAGTGTTTGTTGCAAACGACCCTGATTGTACGGACATACGCATTGACGGAATATGCTTGAACTTTGACCCCGCACAACTACATTCAAGATTATGGGTATAAAAGCGAACTTCACCAAAGACGATGTAAGAAAACGATTCGATGCGTTTCTTGATATGGTCGAGCAAAAGCAAATCGCAAGGTTGCAAAGGCTTGGTGAAATGTGTTTGATAGAAGCACGAAACAACAAAGGTTATATGATGCAGACGGGGGCATTGCTTTCGTCCACAGGATATGAAGTTTTTGTTGATGGTGTCGCAATCCATTCACAATTTGATGCGGCAAGTGGTGCGGAAAGTGAAGCGGCGGCAAAAGGTATCAAATCCGGGCAAACAATCGCCGAAAAGGTCGGCAAGGAAACCAAAGGTGTTGCCCTTGTCGTGGTTGCCGGAATGAATTACGCCGCTTATGTCGAAGCAAGAGGGAAAAACGTATTGTCGAGTGCTGAACATCTTGCAGAACGGGAATTGCCCCGAATGTTGGAAAAACCGATTACAAACATCAAACGTGCAGCGGAATAATGAAAACTACATTTGACACCGACGCAATCTTGTTTTCCTTGCTGAATGGCAAGATGTCGAACAAGGGTGGTTGTTATGCGGGCGATGATAGCAGACCCGAAAATTCGACCGCCGAAGATGTTGTTGTGAACACCATTGATTTGTCGCAAGACACCTTGCCCCAAATCGGCACGTCCAACATCAACATTTACGTTTCGGACACAAGCAAGAAAATAGGCGGAAAGATGCAAGTTTCGGCAAATCGCCCACGATTGAAAGCCTTGGCGAATGAAGCCTTGGAACTTGTGAGAAATGCGAACATTGATGGCTTGATGATAATTCCCGGCAAAATGACGGTGATGTATGAGCCGAACACGAAGCAACATTTCGCCAACATTCGCATTGATTGGAACATTCAAGTTGAATAATTTTTTAATTCCATACAGTTATGGCAGAAACAAGAACATCTTTAATCACCCTTGGACTTTGCGAAATCAAGGTTGGTACAGCCGCGCCCGGTGGCACAATGCCCTCCGAGATGTCCAAGATTGGCAAGACCTACAAGGACACTTGCAAGATTGCACAAGATGCCGCCGATGTAACCGAGCATTACGAAGAGGGTATGGCAGCACCCGAAGTTCGTAAAAAGGCAAGGAAAATCCCCCGTCTTACATTCTCCATTATGGACGCAAATGTGGACGACCTTGTGGCATACGTTGGTGGTGAGAACATCGACGGTGCTTGGGGTTACAATGGCGACGAAGTGGTTGCAAACAAGGCAATCCGTGTGATTACCGAAAAGGGTTTGGACTTCGATATTCCAAACGCCGACATTGAAGCGGTAATCAACGCCGATATGTCCGCAAAGGGAATTTTCCTTGTGGATTTCACCGTTACCCCAATGGCGGTGTCAGCCGGAAAAGCCCTGAAAGGAACGCCCAAACAGGCGAACTAATATCGGGGTGCAATCTTAACGTAAACCCGAAGCCCCCGGAGTGTCAAACCCTTGGGGGCTTCATTTTTTAATAATATATGGCAGACGATAAAAAGAAACTTGAACAAGAACGTGCGGAACTTAACACCCTGATTGGAAAGGGTGTGTCATTTGAGGTGAAAGACACCGAATTTGACGTGGAAAAGCGGTTCTTGGGCATTGTTAAGAGATACAAGCCCCGTGAGGTAACAAGGACGTTCAAAATAGAAGAACCGACCCTTGCGACCCTTGACCGAATTTCGGCGGAAACAATCGAATTTACCATTGACGAAGCGGCAATGAAATCGACGGATTCGATGCAACGTGCAAGAAGTCTTGCCCGTGAACATTCCATTCGTTGTGCAAGGGTTGTCGCCATTGCGGTTCTTGGTGAAGATAGGTTGATTCCCGTTCACGGCAAAGGTGGCACAAGGTGGGTTGAAGATACGAAGCGACTTGACGAATTAACGTCATTGTTCGCCCGGAAAATCAAACCATCGGTGCTTTATAAACTTTACGTCCTTGTGAACGCAATGTGCAATCTTGGGGATTTTATGAACTCTATTCGATTGATGCAGCAAGAAAGAACCACAATGCCGATTCGGATAGAGGAAAACAACGAGGGTTAAACAGTCCACACGGTCGCCGGGGGGCTATATGTCAGCATTTCGGGTGGACTTATGATTACTTGTTACACGGCATTGCGTGGTCGGTTGTTCAACGTATGATGATTGATGCCCCAAGTTACGATTTAAGCGACAACAACGGGGTTGAAGAAATCGAATTGACCGAGAACAACAGTGAACAAATTTTGAATTTTGTAAATAGTTTGATGTAATATGGCAGAAATTGACGGTGGTTCTTTGTCGTTCAAATCCATAATGGACAATGACCAACTAAATTCGGCAATTGACGAAACCTTGCGCCGTGTGCAAGGCTTTTCCGATGCGGTCGTTGGAAGTGGCGATGTGATGGACAAGACCACACAAGAAATGATTGTGCAAGTTCGTTCAGCACTTGGGCAAATCGGCGATGCTTGCGTTGAACACGAACAAGCCCTTGACCGCTTGGGTCAGGAATACGACCGTTTGGGCAACGAAATGAACCGTGCCTTTATGAGTGGGCGCGACGATGAATTTCGTGCCTTACAGGAGCAAAGAAACGCCATTCAGGGCGAAATGACGGTTCGCAAGCAACTATTGAAAGAGTTGCGCGAACAATCCAACGCCCTTGAAGATGAAGCAACCAAGTTGGAAGAATCGGCAAGGCAAGCGGAAAACACCGCAACAAAACACACGATGTTGCGAACCCGAATCCGCGACTTGAAAGAAGAAATGGCGGCAATGATTGCCGATGGCATAGACGAACAAAGTGCGGCTTACAAGGAATTGGAAAACGAACTTGGTCGTTTGATGGACATTCAAGGCGATATTCAGGCACAAGGAAGTGTTCTTGCCAATGATGAAGCACAATTCCAAGGTATGATTGAGGGATTGGGCGGTGTTGTTGGTGGATTCACCGCCGCCCAAGGTGCGGTTGCGTTGTTTGCCGGGGAAAATGAGAACTTGCAAAAGATAATGTTGAAAGTGCAATCCCTGATGTCAATTACAATGGGATTGCAGCAAGCCGCCCAAGCCTTGAACAAGGATTCGGCATTTCAGCTTGTAACAATCAACGGTCTAAAAGAGTGGTGGAACAACCTTTTGGCGGTTGGACGTGGCGAACAAATTGCATCAACCGCCGCAACGGTTGCAGACACAACGGCAACAGCCGCAAGCACGGCGGCAGAAGTGGCACACACAGCCGCCACACAAGCGAACACAGCCGCCCAAGGAGCAAACACGGTTGCACAGGGTGCGAACACCGTTGCAACAGGCGCACAAACGGCGGCGGCAACGGCGGGAACGGTTGCAAATATAGGTCTTGCCGGAGCATTCCGAATGGTGGGTGCGGCGATTAAGTCAATCCCGGTATTCGGTTGGATTCTTGCGGGCATTTCGGCTTTGATTGGTCTTGTTTCTCACTTTGTGGGCAAATCGCGTGAAGCCAAGAAAGCGCAAGAAGAATGGTACAATTCCGTTGCTGAAAATTGTTACAAGCCTATTGCAAGCATTGAAGATTTGTCGGTGAAGTGGAACGCCCTTGGCGATGACTTGGAAGCCAAGAAAAAGTTTGTCGAGCAAAACGCACAAGCATTTGACGAATTGGGTGTTTCCATCAATGGTGTAACCGATGCCGAAAACTTACTTGTGAACAACAAGCAAGCATTCATCAATGCCCAAATTGAAAAGGCAAAAGCAATGGTTCTTGTTCAGCAAGCCCAAGAAAAGGTGAAAACCTTGATGCAGAAAGAACAAGAATATAATGCAATGCCCGACAATGTAACAAAGACAAGGGCAATTCGACACGGCGCGGGAGCGGGTGGATATTACACTTATGAAGATTATGTTGTTCCAAACGAAGCCAAGGCGGAAGCAAAAAGAAGCATTGACGCATTGCGTGCCGAAATCACGTCAGGTTTTGAGAATGCGGCAACGGCTGAAACCAACGGATTCAACCTATTAAAACAAGCCGGGATTGATGCGACCAAGACTTATGCAGATGGCACACTTGGGGCAATCGAACAAGCCATTCAGGTGAAGCAAGCGGCATTAAAGAACCTTACCAACAACACCGATTATGAAGCCGCATTGAAAGAGATTGCCGACTTGCAGAAACAAGCCGATGCAATC